TCTGAGTTCGCTGCCCAGAGCGCACTCTTGGACGACGATGACGCAATGGAAGCAATCTGGAAGAAAGAGAACTCTCTCGCTGAGTTCACTGCTCCCGATCAGTTCAAGGACTATGACGCACTGAAGAAGCGTCTTGATTATGTTCTGGGTAACAAGGGCACCCCTCGTTTCCAGGATCAAGAAACCGTTGAGGCAGAGGAAGAGTTCCGCGCTTCTAACCGTGGTACTGCACCCGCAGTGACTTCTACCCCTGGTGACTTCAACGCAGATGACATCCTTCCATCCAATTCATCCTCTAGCGATGATGACGATGCACTGTCCTACTTCGCAAAACTTGCTGAAGAGTGAAGTACAATCAGATCTGCCTCACCCTTTTAGTGGTGGCGGCATATTTTAATCTCTTATTCAAGTGAAATCTGATTACCACATTGACCGTGTAAATAAAAGTGAAGCCGCAGAGTTACTTCTGCGGTTTCATTATTTAAAGGATATATCTAAGACTTTTAAATCTGGTTATAATTACGGTTTATATAAAAACAACGAATTTTGTCCTCTGAATATCGGAGGCATCCAGGGAGTCTGTATCTTTACAGGTCTCCCTGTTCCAGAAATAGCAAAAGGCGCTTTCGGATTAGAAAGAAATGAGCAGCAAGGACTCTTTGAACTCTCAAGACTCTGTATCCACCCCGACACTCAGCAAGAAGAGTACAACATTACTTCTTGGTTCGTTAGTAGAGCGATTAAGCAACTTAGAAAGGATACAAAAGTCAGGGCGATCATTTCATATGCTGATAGCGAGCATCACGGTGGCACAATCTATCGCGCTTGTAATTTTAGGTACTGTGGTTTATCAGACCCAAAAAAAGACTTTTACTTTTCAGACGGCACCAAGCATTCCAGAGGAAAGATTGGAGACGCGGAGGGTGAATGGAGAGATAGGTCTCGCAAACACCGATATGTGATGGTGTTTGATAAAAAGTTAGAACTCTTATGGACCAACTAATCTTGTTCTTCCAGTATAGATTAGACTTGGACTGACGGTTACAGAACTATCTTCATAACTCATCAATGTTCTCATATTTTGTAAGAACAATTGGAGATACATTGGTTTCATTAATTTAATATCTCTCTTCAATTCATTTTTAAGAGTTTCATATTGATAGTTTGAAACTGCTGTTACTGGATTTATTTCTTGATTTACACCTCTATATTCCGTAGCACCATCACCACCGCCACCACCAATATCTGGATCACTGATATAAAACTTAGTTGATGAAGCATCAAAGGGAGTTTTAATTTTGAAATCAGAATCAACTATCTGTCCACCAGGTAAAATTAATCTTCCTCTATTGTCTTTTACTTCAATTGTTTCATGGTGATGTGTTGCATTTAAATCTGTCAGTCCATACTTTTCTTCACAGTAACGATATAGGTCATAGTTACTCAATGGCCATTCGTCTTTAATATTTGTAATTCCAGAAGTTAATATAACAACCCAATCAAATTCAGAAGAACCATACATAATCTCTGCAAGATTGTCTGGTCTTTGTCCATCAAGAATCGTGTAATCATTGAAGAAGTTTACACTATCTTCAATCCAATCTTGAATCTTTACTTTACGAAAAAGATTCTTTACCGCTACATATTCCCTTGATGAGGTCTTATGTAAAAGGTTTGATTGATAAAGTATATTTGGTAGTTCTCTAAAGTAACTCATTAGAATCCTACTCCCCCTTGTGTTCTGTTATAGTGTTCTGGACTAAATGGACCCATATATTTTTCATCATAATCTTCAGCGTAGATTGGATTCATCTCCTTAAATGTCAATTGCATTCTGATATGAACAGGAGTTCCATCGGAATACGTTGCATATGTTCCAGATGCAGTATAGTTGATACTAATATCTGATAAAGCACAAAGTTTGAACTTATTCAAGAAAGGATGTTCCATATTTCCAGAAATGTATTGCAATTGGAACATCTTTGGAGATCCAATGAAAAGAGGACCACCATTTCCTTGTCTTCTTGGTGCAGCAGATTGTTTTAATGCTCTAATGATATTCATCACCTGTTCTGCTTCAGCTTGACTTCTTGGAGTAAAATCAAAGATAAAGGGAAACGTTCTTAATTTTACTCCACTAAAGAGAAGTTCAAGATTTGATTGAAGAATTTGTCCAGTTGCTCTAGAAAGAATAGAATCAGCAGAAACATTAGCACCTAAAGTATTCAGTGCTTTTCCAGCAAAAACACTACGTAGAGCATTTCTTGTCCCTGGTGTTACTCCTTGTATCCCACCATTTTCATCAAAAATTGCATTACTAATATCCTGTTGGGATGGCATTTTTATCGTATTATTGGGATTACTCCCCAAAGATAATGCCTCTCCGGCAAGATTTAATCCAGCAGCTTCAAGAGGATTAATTGTACTTTCGGCATAAGCAACTGATATATTATCAGAAACTTGTTGTGGTATGGGTAGAATGATATCTATTGAACCACTTTTGCGAACTTTCTCAACTGCACTTTGTTCGGTTCCACTGGTGCGACCAACACTTCCATTTGGATTTATATCATTCCAAACATCATTTATTGCTGGTATTTTTGCAACATCTGTAAGGTTTATTGGACTTTTAAGTTCATAGTCGAATCCTCCCTTATCATTTTGAGTTGAATTAAAAAATTTACCTTTTAATCCAAAGATATCATCTTGTCTGAGTTGCTCAAAAATTTGAATTCTTAGATAGTCACCAGTGGCATCAATCCTCTTTAATGGATACTTATATACTACAGTATTTGATGGTGCATTCCTTGTAGGACTTGCAGGTTGTTCTGGGTTTTGTCCACCCCCAGTCTCTTGTGCATTAGCAATCTTCTTCGCCCTTTCAGCAGCCTTGGACGCTCTCCATTCTTTAAATCTTGCTTGTTGTCTTTCCCTGGGATGCATTCCAAGGTAGGGATCTCTTGCGGGCATTTATATCGAGATTTTTAAATATTTAGCCGCCTACTTTGAAATCTCTTATTGGTAGCATCATAACGTCTCTAAGTTCTGATGGATAGATTTCATAAATGCCATCAGATATAACTTCACTTGCCAGATAATTTCTTATTGACTGACCTTTTCCCAACCAATGAAAGTTCTGACCTACCCAACCATTGTCTGATATATTTCGTATCTGTACTACAGGATTTCTATCATAGCGAATGCCAGGTGTGATTGCAACATACTTATAAACATACAATTTTCCTGGTATTGGTGCTTCAGACTTTTCTAAAACCTGAAGCAGTTGATCCATAACAATATCTGGGTCTCTAACACCGATTACATTGTTTACTACTTTACGGATTCTATTACGATTTTCATCTGTATCTGTGGGTCTTTGAGCTGCATCTGCTACTGCTTTTGCTGCCCTCTGTTCAGCAAGTTTTCTTCGTTGTGACTGTAAGAGTGTTTCCCTCTTTTTTTGTGCCATTACTTGATACCAAGTTCTTTTTCGGTCATGACTTTGAACTCCCACATCCTGTCAGCACAATAATCTTGTGCTGCTTTCCACTTCGCTTGATTCTTGGCATATTCAAATGCCTCGTTCAAGTATTTCTTTGTTTGTCTTTTTGGTTTTGGTGGAGGAGAACACTGCCTCATTGGTTTGATTTCAATTAAAGATGATCTGGTCTTGCCACTCACATCTTTATACTTGATGAAGAAGTCTGGAAAGTAACGATGAACTCGGTTATCAATAGGAGAACGATATGGAATACAAAACTCTTCTGACTGCCATTCTAAAACGTTTGGATTGTTATCACAGTAGACCATAAACTTGCGTTCCCAGAGAGAACGATATACAATATTGGTCGGATCACCCTTATATTTCTTTGGATATGATGGTTTGTATTTTCCCTTATATGACATCTAAATAACTAAACAATCAATATAAGATATTTAGAGTGCCTAGACCGCTTCCCAAAAAAATATCACAGATAAAACCTCTAGTTTCTAATGTTTCTTTAACTTCTCATTACATGGTGGAGTTTGGATTACATCAGAAGAATTTGAGAGATTATCTGAAAGATAGAGGTGTTGATGCAAGGTTTGTAACAGAGGGTGTTGGTTTACTGTGTAGTAGAGCACAACTTCCTGGTAGTGGACTCGCAACAGCAGATGTTGTAGGAAACTATCAAGGTGTTGCTGAAAAAATGGCGCACAGTAGATTGTTCACTAGAATGACAATGGAATTCTACGTGGATACGGGATATAAGAGTTTAAAGTTTATAGAACACTGGATGGAATACATTGCCAGTGGTTCGACTGTGGGTGCAGACGCAGTTCCATATACCAATGAAAACTATTATTACAGAATGCAATACCCAGATGCATACAAATCTGATGAGACTAGGATTACAAAATTTGAGAAAGACTACAAGAGATATATTGAGTATAGATTCTGGGGTTTATTTCCAATCTCTCTTGATTCAACAACTGTTTCTTATGAAGGGACAAACATTCTAAAAGCAACTGCATCATTCCATTTTGATAGATACATTTCTGGACAATCACGTTCCTTTAATGTCTTCAGTGGAACAGACGGAAATAAAGATGGACCTGACTCTGGAAATGGTAGAGGAAATAAGGATAATTCCTCGGCGTATGCGAACAATGTCTATAATAATCTACCAATAAAACTTGGACAAGGCAGAATTTTAAATGATGACCTTGGGATTAAGCTTAAAGGCAAAGTAGACAACCTTGATTGGTTGAGAGGTGGTTCAACAATTTCGGACAATGAAGTTTCCAGATCACTAATTGGTCAAAGAAGAATCTGATAACCTCTCTAAATAATTTTACTGACGTGCATGAATCGTAATGCCTTTACCTAAGATTGCTACACCGACGTATGAGTTGGTGATTCCTTCTACTAAGAAAAAAATTAAGTATAGACCATTTTTGGTTAAGGAGGAAAAAGTTTTAATTATTGCGATGGAGAGTGAAGATCCATCGCAGATTGCTGTTGCAGTCAAAGACGTAATCAAAGCGTGTATTCTCTCAAGAGGTGTGAAAGTAGAAGAACTTTCTACTTTTGATATTGAATATTTGTTCCTCAACATTCGAGGCAAGTCTGTTGGTGAAGAAGTTGAAGTTTTGGTTACCTGCCCTGATGATGGTGAAACTAAGGTTCCTGTCATCATTGCATTAGATGATATTGAAGTACAATTTGATAAATCTCACTCAAGAGATATTCGTCTTGATGATACTTTGGTGATGCGTATGAAGTATCCATCAATGGAAGAATTTGTTAAGAACAACTTCAGTGTTTCTGATGTAAATCTTGATGAAACTTTCAATGTGATTATGTCATCCATTGAGCAGATTTATAATGAAGAGGAGTCTTGGACAACCAAAGATTGTACTAAGAAAGAACTTCGTGAATTTGTAGAAGGTCTGAGTTCTAAACAGTTCAAAGACATTGAAAACTTCTTTACAACGATGCCCAAACTCTCTCATAACATTACTGTTACTAACCCTAACACTGGTGTAGATAATGAAGTTGTTCTTGAGGGATTAGCAAGTTTTTTCGGGTGAGTATGGCTCATACTGACCTTGAGTCATACTTCCGAATCAATTTTGCCTTGATGCAGCATCATAAATATAGCTTAACGGAGTTAGAAAATATGATACCTTGGGAGAAAGAAGTCTATCTATCTTTCCTCAAGCAATACATTGAAGAGGAAAACTTAAAGGCACAACAGAATGGCTGAAGAAAGGTCACAAGTAACAACAGGATCTCCAGTAACGGGAGGACAGACCGCTCCAGCTCAATCTGAAATAACTACTGCCCTTTTAACCAGAAATTCTCTTCAGTTAACAAACCTCTCAAGATCTGTTGCAAATCTGAGTGGGCAGATGAATGTCCTCTCAGGATCGTTACAATCGATTAGTAGAAATTTAGCAACATCACAATCTTTAGAGAGACAAAAAGAAGCACAAGAACAAGCATTAGAAGCTAGGTTAGCGCAACAGCAACTTAGAGAAGGAAAAGAATCTGTAATTGAAAAGAAAATTGAGTCTGCTGCTATCGCTCCAGCACAAAAGTTAGCAGCAAAGGCACAGTTTACTTTGGGAAGATTGGGCAATTTCTTCCTAACATTGATTGGTGGGTGGTTAGTTGATAAGGGACTGGATACTCTTAACGCATTATCAACAGGTAATAAAGATAGATTAGAAGAAATAAAAAATCAGACTTTACTTGGTCTTGGTGCAATTACTGCATTATTCATTGGAGCAAAACTTGTAATCGGTAAAATGATTGCAAGTTTTGGATTACTTGGAATTGGTCTTGCTGGTTTCGCTGTAGCAGGTCTGTTTACAAGACCAGGACAAGAGTTATTGAGCTTCTTAGTACAGGCGGGTTCAGATGCATTAAAAGGTATTCAAGACTGGTGGAATACTAATTTTGGTGGTGGGAATCAGAAGGATGATAATGTAGATCCAAATTCTCCAGATGAGGAACCTCCACCAGGTGCGGGGGGACAAGAACCACCTCCAGTAGAGTCGAACGAAGATCCAAATACTCCCCCACCAGAAGAGATTCCAGGAAAAAATATGGGTGGTGTGGTAGAAGGTCCTGGAGGTATTGATAACGTACCTACTAATTTGACTGCTGGTGAATATGTTATTAGAAAACCTGCTGTAGATGCTTTTGGTACTGGATTGATGGATTCAATCAATACCATTGATATAACAGGAGCACAGCAAGCACTGTATGATAAATTTGGTCTTGATAAGAGAGTGAAAGAAGTTGGTGCTGAACAAGCACTGATTGAATTTAGACAATTCAAAATGGAAGAAGCCATGAGGACGATGGCACCATATGCGGATGTTCAGAGACAAATAACTGAAAGTGGTGAATCAATAACAAGATCAGTATCTGGAATGATACAGAATGGTCAGGTAACTTCTGCGAATACCAATGTAGTTAATAGTGGATATGCAGAATTGCCTGAAGATTTGATAATGAGTACTGCAGATTTTACAAATGATAGGGCAAATACTGGTGTTGATCGCTCTTTAGATGCAACTCTAGCAAGAGAGGATATGTTGCTAGAAATAGCACTGGATAAAGAAGCAAAAAAAGCACCTGAAGTTAGTCCTTCAACAACAATTCAACCATCACAACCTCCTACACCACCAAGAATTAATATGACACCAATGCCTAGAGATAACACTGTCTCTGAGGTAATATCGCAATCAACTGATGAGCAACCTGTGGTTATTGTTCAATCCGCACCTGAACAGCAAATGGCAGCATCTGCACCACAACCAAGTTCAGTTGCTGCAGGTGGTCCTGTTAATGATATTCCTAGTATTTCTAGTAATAATCGTGGTAACATGTATGTCTTAACGACTATTTCACTTCTTAATATCGTTACTTCCTAATGGCATTAGAAAATACCTTACTACAAAATAGCATAAGTTTAGGGAAAATAACAAAGTCCTTTGAGTCTTTTGGTAAAGGGTTGACTATTGCAACTAAAACCTCTACTAATATTGCAGCAAGTTTAGACAGTGGCAATAGAAAGAAAGAACAAGCATTACTAAGAAAAAGAGAACTGTTTGATATTAGAAGGGCAGCAGTTCAAAGAAAGGAAAGAGAGTCTGTTGTTGAAGCTGGACAAGTTGGAAATCTTGTATCGAGTGCATCTAGAGCTATTTCTGGAAGTACAAAGGGATTCTTAGGTAGAGTGATGGACTTTGTTGGGACCATCGTTCTTGGATGGGTCTTAACAAATTTACCAACAATTATTAAAAGTGTCTCCGATTTAATTGGTAGAATACAAAGAGCTTCTAGATTTTTAACAGGATGGTTTGATGGGATAACAGAATTTTATAGTACGTTTAATTCACAATTAGAATCAAGTAGTAAATCCATTGATGGTGCATCATTATTTGATGCTAAAAATGAAGAACGTTTGATGGAGGAAAATACACAGAAAGTTCAAACAGGTCTTGATAGGATTGTTAATGATTATAATTTGATGGCAGATAAATTCAAAAATTTTGATATTGTAAAAGAAATTAAGAAGTTTTTAGGTTTTGAAACTGAAGAAGAAAGTGGCACCAGAAATCCCGATCAGCGTGTTAATCAACAATCACCACAAGTAACATATCCAGCATCACAATCTTATGATGCAGAGAAATTAACCAATTTGGCTAGAAGTGTTGGAATGCCTGAGGATAAGATTCCATCTATGGTTGCCATAGCATTAGCAGAATCTGGCGGAAATCCTACTACTGATACTGTAAAGTCTGGATTAGATCCAGAAAAGAAAAATGAATTTTCATTAGGACTGTGGCAAATTAACATGCTTGGTCGCATGGGTGAAGAAAGAAGAAAACAATTTGGTATTTCTTCAAATGAACAACTTTATGATCCTGTTGTAAATGCTAAAGCAGCACTTGCAATTCTAAATTCTTCAGGTCTTGGCGCTTGGGGTGCATATACCAATGAGTCATATAAGGATTATCTCCCTGGAGCACAAGCAGCATTTGAGAAGGTAAAAGGCACACCACCAGTTGAAATTGAATATAAAAAACAATCACCTCCTCCACAGCAATTTTCAAAAAGGGCAGCAGACCCACAAATTAATCCTTCAACGAGTTATCGTAAAGGAGATGATGTTTCATTCATTGGTGCTCCAGCAACAATCACAGATGTTCCTGGTTCATCTAGACCACATGGTAGTCATGGTGGTATTGATATTGGAGTTGATCCAAACTTATTCATTGCATTAACAGTTGACGCTGAAGTTGTTGGTGTCGCTGATGGTGGCAATTATGGTAAGGTCATTGATATTTGGGTTCCATCTATGGGAATTCAATTAAGGTTTGCACATTGTAATAGTTTTGTTCATGCTACTGCAGGTAAAAAACTACCTGCAGGAACTTCTTTTGCTACTACTGGTAGCACTGGTAGAAGCACTGGACCACATATACACTTTGAAGCAGATACTGTTAGAGGTCAGATGAGGTATGGTGGTAATAAAAATCCTGCACCATATGTTTCTTTAATCAAACTCACAACTGCAAAGGTTGAAGGTCAAAAAACAGCAGCAAATTTAACACCTCCAAGTAAATCCAATCCAAATTCATTTACGCCACCATCAAGAAATATTGCACAGAATTTTAATAGACCACAAAAACAACCAACGGTTATTCAATCACCAGATTCACAAACTGGACCTGCACAAAGTGCTAGTAGATATAATCCTCCTGGTTCTTCAATGCCTCAAGGATCCATCAATATTGCCTCTAGTTCTGGTGGGTTAAATATAACAGACCTCCTTATCCACGAACTCGCACAGGTATAATGTCAGCGTCAGAAAGATCAGTATATGAAGAAATAATTATTGAGTCAACGGTAAATGCAAGTGACACCGTAGACTTAAGAGTTGGTGTTGAAAGATTAGATTACTATGAGGATGTATTGTCGCCAACAATTACAGCGAAAATACTGGTCACCACAACAGGTGACGTAATCAATGGTACTACCGTCAATCAAGGATTGCCACTTAGAGGTGGTGAGAGAGTTTCTATTAGAATAAAAGAAAACACTAAAACAAATGTTCCTCTAGATTTTTCAAGAGAGGGTGATCAATTATACGTGTCCAGTATTTCAAATGTAATTACCACAGAGAATACAGAAACATTTGTTCTTAATCTCTGCTCAAGGGAAGCAATATCCAATGAAACTTCTAGAGTTCCTATTAAGTTTCCAACGTCTTCACCAATATCCACATCTGTAGCGAAAATTATTAAAGATTACCTGGCACATAACAAACCAGTTGATATTGATAAAACTATGAATAAGTATGGTTTTATTGGTAACATGAGAAAACCATTTACTATTTTAACCTGGTTAGCATCAAAAGGTGTACCAGAAATGAGTGGTGATGGTACAGCAGGATACTTCTTCTACCAAACAAAAGAAGGATATCATTTTAAATCAATTGATAAGTTAATTGCACAAAAACCTGTAGCAACATATTATGCACAGGATGCTGTGGGAAAAGGTAAGGAACAGCAGGGAAACGATAGAATTATTCTATCGTATAATGTGAACAGGAACAATGATTTACTTAAAAAATTAAGACTGGGAACGTATTCCTCTCAACGTTCATATTTCAATCCTTTGAATTTTAGTTTCACTCACCCAGAAAAAGGAAAGTTCTCCTTAAAAGATTATGTGAGTGACTCTAATAACTTAGGACAGAAACTAAGTCTTCCTCCAATCAAAGGAAGTGAAAGAAATCTTGGTGATATTCCATCAAGAATGATAACGGGTATCGTTGATTTGGGAACTTTAGAAGAGGGAGTTTCTGTAGATGAGAATGCTGACCCATTCAAGTATCAATCTCAAACAATTATGAGATACAATTTACTATTCACACAGTCAATATCAGCAACTTTACCACTCAATAGTAATTTGAGAGCAGGTGATGTTATTGAATGTAATTTCCCCAAAACTACAGTCAAAAAAGTCAAGGAATTTGATGATAATCAGCAAAGTGGTCTATATATGATTAAGGAACTTTGTCATCACTATGACAAGGAAGGATCATATACTGCTGTCAAATTAATCAGAGACACCTTCGGAAAATACGGAGTAAACAATAAGAAGTAATGATAGAAGAATCTCTATTTAAAACTAATTACCTGGGCAGAGACGGATTCAGATGGTGGGTCGGTCAGGTTGCACCTAATGGGGAGTACACTGAGGGACAATCCAATGGTGGTGGATGGGGTAACCGTGTCAAGGTTCGCATCCTAGGTTATCATCCTTATAGTGTAGTGGAACTTCCCAATAAAGATTTACCTTGGGCACAGTGTCTGCTTAGTACAACTGCAGGATCAGGAGCTAGAAATCAGGCAACTTCTGTAAAGGTTTCACCTGGAGATACTGTATTTGGATTCTTCCTTGATGGCGATAACGCACAAGTACCTGTAATCATAGGTGTTTTTGGTAGAACCAGTCAAGTTCCATCTGCAGACTTTGCAAGTCCTTTTGTTCCATTCACTGGAAGGACTGAAAGAGTTAAAAATGATGGTGCATTGATTGCTAATAGTGAATCAAATGAGCAAAATTCAACAACTCAACCATCACCGGTTTCTGTAGACAAAAAGACTGCTGATAAAATAAACGCAGAAACAAATCCAGAAAATGATCCTAGATTACAAGTCAACCCAGCATCTAATGTTATTGGTCAAAAGGTAACAGTAGCATCGACTGATAAAGACAGTGCTGTTCAGAAAATTAAAAATGAAACAGAAAACTTTGTCAGTAGAGTAACTAATATCACGGATGGAATTCAAGGTGCTCTTGATGGTGCCAATCAATTTATTGGTGAAAAGAAGCAACTAATTCTAGGTGAAATTGATGGAATGGTTGCAAATGTCCAGAATAGTGCTACACGCATGGTTCAGGACATGACTAAGAATCTTAGTGATGCTATGATTCCAGTGTTGAATGGTGGATTGCAGGTTTTATATGATCAAACATATGCTTTAGTATTTGCTGCAACACAGAGTGATCCTGCAGCAACTAAAGCAGGAACAGTTGCACAGGCACTTTTGATTGGACCAGTCAAAAAGTTGTCCGATGCATTCCCTTGTATGGCGAATAATATCATCAATGGACTAGGTGATATGATTAAGGGTGTTTTGACTAATGTGGTTGATAATGTAACTAACTTTGTCTCATGTATTGGTGACCAAGTTGTTGGTGCGTTGATGAATCATATTATTGGTGGAGTAACTAAGTTTATACAACCCTTGCTTGGTGGTCTTGATAAGATTTTGATGGGATTTAGTCCACTCAATTTCCTGAGAAGCACTGCAGATGCAATTTTAGGTCTGGGCGATAAACTTGGTTGTAATGAAATTGCACCAGAATTTGATCTTGCATCAAATGAATGGGTTATTGGAAAGGGTACAAGTGATAAGGTTGGTGTTCCAGTAAATGACATCTTGGAGACCGCAAATAATGCATTGACTATTGGAGAGTCTGCAATTAACGTAGTTCAAGATATTGCTGCTGCTACTGGTTCTTTGGGAGTATTTGATTTTGCAAATCCAAGTGTATCTGTTCCTGGATTTGATAGTGCTCTTGGAAACTGTTATGCTGGACCACCTGAACTTGGTGGATGTGGAGGAACAAAGGTTAAAATCTTCGGTGGAGGAAAAGGAATCGGTGGTGTTGCAAATGCTATCCTTCAACTGTCCGATGCTGGTAGAGGTGTGACGGGTAGTTTGATTGGTGTTGACCTTGTAAATGGTGGTGGTGGATATACATTCCCACCATTTGTTGAGATTGTTGATGAATGTGGTCGTGGCCGCGGCGGTACTGCAAGAGCAATTGTAGATTATGACCCAGATTCTGATACATTCCAACAAATTACTGATATTTACATTGAGTCTCCAGGTGAAGGATATACTCCATCAGAAGATACTAAGGACTATGTAACTGATGATCAAAATGGTCCTATCATTGTTAAACCTGGAAAAAATTATAATTCTGAGGATGATGTTATCAAGGACAATATAGGTGGTGAATATTCAATTAATACTGATTCTAATGGAAGCATAACTAAGGTAATAAGGATTCCAACAGAAGATATATCCAGAGATGATAGTGGTGGTAGACCAACATCATCTGTAAAACGTCAATCAATTCAAGATACTCTAGAATTTAATGTAGTATCCGAAAAAGGTTCTGGTGCTATCTTGCGTCCTAGACTTATTGAGAGACCAAAAGCACCTCAAGGTGAGATTAAGCAAGTCATTGATTGTATCTCTAAAGAAGATGATATTGTTGGATATGTAGATGGTAAACCCTATACTGGACCTTTCCACATTCATCCATCAACAGGGAGAAAAATGGTTGGTGCTTTCCATACAGAAACTCCTCATCAATATATTTTTGATACTCCAGAAGAAAGTTTAGGTTCTGTTCAAGTTAATACGGTAACAAATATTCCTACTACTACATCTACTACATCTACTCCAACCACAGAAATCACCACCACTACTACGACAACAGACACTACATCTACATCAACAGCACCACCAACCAGCACATCTAGTGGTGGTGGGGGAGGAACTTCGTCTTCTACTCCAACTCCAACTCCTACACCACCCCCATCACCACCAACACCACCACCAAGTTCTGGAAGTGGCGGATACGGTGGTGGTTACTAAATATCAGGGAGGAGGTATATAGATGGCATTACCAAATTTTGAGAGGAGGCAATTCCAATCATTCGGTCCAAATTTTAGAATTGATTCGGGCAATCCAAATGTAGGATTTAATGGATCTAGTGTTTACGACCTGTATGGAAACACAGATTCTGGTGATGTTTCTTTAATGGGAATGTGTCAGGGTGGTATCTACCACTTTTATAATGACAGAACTATTGAGATTATTGGTGGTCAAAACAACGGAAGAGGAAGCGTAGACGTTTGCATCACTGGAATGAAAGGTAGCGTTGTTATCAGCGCAATGGAGAATGGTGATGTTAGAGTCTCTGGAAAGGATATTATATTTGACGCAAAGAAAAATATAAAATTTAAGTGTGGTGAAAATTTTACTGTAGATGCTGGAAATAAGATTGACTTAAATGCAAAAGAAGCATACTGTGAAGCACCACATTCTTATGGACCAGATTGTATTGCAACCGAAGATAATGCAAAATCTTTCTTGAATCAGGTGTATAAAGGATTAAACGCAGAGGGAATTGCAAGAGCAGCAGCGTCGGCGGCAGGTGGACCTGGTGCAGTGGCAGCAGTTTCTGTTGCATCTAAGGCAATTAGTGCATTATCATGACAAATTATAATTTCGATTCAACATTTGTTGCAAAGTCTGAATTTCTTTCAAATACAAAATTTTCTGGTGGTTTAAGTTTAGAATCATCAGCAAAGGTGAGGGAAATTTATGAGAAAGTATGTGTATATACTACTTCTTCCTATAGTTCTCTAGAAATAGATGTAAATCAGGGTTCTTTACACCATTATACTGCTGAGGCAGGAAGTAATTTCACAGTTAATTTAAAGAATTTAAAGGACGCACCAGCACAAACAAGTATTGTCGTAACTTTATTATTGACCATGGGTTCCAGTGCATATGTTATGTCAAACCCATCAACAACTGGATTTAAAATTGATGATAAAGCAGTTGTAGTAAAATGGATAAACTCAACTCCACCGACTTCTGGATTTACAAATGCGGTGAATGTTTATACATTTGCAGTAGTTAAAACCACTGCTACAGACTATACAGTATTGGGAACTTTGAGTAGTTTTGGATAATGCCAATATTTGGATCTCAATCATCTATCAATGCTAGTGGGTATGGTTTTCTTGGTTCAAAAGAGAGAACCATAGAGTCTACTATTGCTCCCAGAAATTTAACTGAAGGGACGCAGATAACTGTTTCCGTTACGACTGATGGTTTTGAAGATGGGACAGTTCTTTATTACACTATTAGGGGAAATCTTGGCACAATAACAGCATCAGATTTTTCAGATAACTCTCTAACTGGAACATTCACTATCAATAATGATACTGGTTCCTTTACAAAAACAGTTGCTGCTGATGGTGTTGTAGAGGAAGGTGAAGGATTTGTTATTGATATTAGAGAGACATCACATACTTCGTCAGTTATTGAAACAACACAGTCAGTTTATATTCAAGGTTCAACTTCTACTGGAGTTGGTGGTGTAGATGATGGGCAAGGTGGTTCTACATTCCACGACTTTGGTAGTGATGGAAATCTTGTATTTGATGCTTCTACTTCAACATCATTCACATATACTGCTGCAACAGATGTAAGACTCAAAGCATATCTCTGGGGTCAAGGTGGTGGAAGACCTCAAGGTGGACAAGGTGGATATTCTTATGGTACTTTTAATTTAAGTCAAGGAGATGCTCTCCATGTAAGATTGAACTATGGTGGCGGTCCTTCTGGTGGAGGATCAGGTTCTGGTGCCGGCAATGGAGGTGCTGGTGGTGGTTTAGCGGGTATATTTTCATCAGCAACAATCAATCAATCCAATGCAAGACTGATTGCTGGTGGTGGAGGGGGTGGTATATCACCTGTTGGTGGTTCTGGTAGCGCACCTGGTGGTCCTGGTGGCGGTCCTGCTGGTAGTGGAGGTAGCAACTCTCCAGACAGTCAGATAAACTCACAAGGTGGTGGTGGAGCACCACAAAGTTCTGGTGGTGGTGGAGGCACTGCTAATAACAGTTTCACAAAAACAACAACAACAACGAATTCACAATCAAGAACAGAAGCAGGTTTATTACACGAAAGAAGTGGTGGTGTGAATACTACTTTTGACGTTAGTGCAGGTAGTCAAGCAACTTGTGTTCATCAAAACACCTTTGAATATATTTGGACTTTAAATGAGTCTTATAACAACAACAATTATTCAGTATCTGCCAGCAATCAGAGTTCACACACAAACTATCAGTCAAATGGAACATTAGTTCCTGCTGGATTTTATGCTGTAGTTGATAATAAGAGTAACAATAGTTTCAGAGTAAGGTGGTATAGAAACGATACTAATACACAGGTGAATGTTAAGTATCATACGATTGTTTGTATTGGTTCTAGAAATGAAACCACTAGTCAAACTATACCAGTAAGTGCTAATGGATCTGGTGGTGGAGCACTACAAGGCGGTACTGGTGGTAATGCATCAACAGGTTTTGGTGCCAACAATGCTACTGGAGGTGGCGGTGGTGGTGCTGGATATTATGGCGGCGGTGGCGGTGCTGGTGGTAATGATTATGGAGACACTTCCCGTGCTGCTTCTGGTGGAGGTGGTGGATCAGGATATGTTCATTCTTCAGTATCTAATGGATTTACCGGTGGATTTTCTAATGGTCAGAATCATCCAGATAGAGGAAATGCTGGAGAGGCAGGACAAAATTCAAAGGTAGTATTTGAAGGTATCTTTACCTTTGAGTATAGAGGAACTGCAAATAATGACACATATTCTGTCAATATTCCTGCTAACACAACATCAATGACTGCTAAAGTTTGGGGTGCAGGTGGTGGAGGTATTGGTGAGTGCCCTGCCACTGGAACTGGTCTTGATGGTGGAAACTTTAGTGGTGGTTCTGGTGGTCACGTTGAAGGAACAATACCTGTAACTGGTGGAGACACCGTGACTGTGTGGGTTGGTGGATCAGGAACAGGACCAATGCCAGGTAGTATGTCAAGTTCTGGTGCTGGTGACGGTGGTGGATTTGCTGGTGTTCTTTATGGGTCTAATCTGATGATCGCTGGTGGTGGAGGTGGTGCTGGTCAGGCATCTAATGGTGGATATGGTGGAGGAAATGGACCTGGTGGTGGAGGATCAGGCGGAAATGGTGGACCGAACAGTGGTGGAGGTGGTAGTCAAAGCGGTGGCGGAGGTGCAGGTAGTAGCAGCGGAAATCCATCAAGTTCTGGAATATACTTTAGTTCTTCTGGATATAATGCTTTCTATCGTAGAAATGGTGGAGACTCTGGTGGTCACGGAACCTATCAGGGAAAACGTGGTGGCGGTGGTGGTGCTGGATATTATGGTGGCGGAGGCGGCGGTGGATATGACAGTAACTGTTCTGGCGGTGGTGGCGGTGGTGGTTCAGGTATCATCACTGGTAACTGGACAAATACTGTAAGTCAATCAGGACAGACTGGACAAGCAGGGGGTAGAGATGCTAGAGATACTGGTGATCCTGATTATGTTGCTGGATATGGTGGAAGTGGTCAGAACGGATTGGTAATTCTTACCTTCAATTGACTTGACGCCCTGACTAGAATCCGTTATAATATCAAGGTATTCAACGGAACACAAATGAACGAAACCTACGTTGCTGGGGTTGTCATTGATGTATGTACCCGTTCTTTCCTTCTTCTTAGCGATGAAGGAGATGAAAAGTGGGTTAATTGTGATACTGCAGAGCAGTTTATGAATGTGCTAGAAGTTTGCACTTCTCATCTTAATGATGATCAGATTGAATACGCCGATCTAGCATTGAAGGAGTAATATGGAAGTATTCACCCTAAAAGAATGGGAAGAGAACTTTGATGAACTATTTTCGAGAGTTGAAAATGGAGAAACCATCGGTATCGTAAAGGAAGATGGTCAAGCAGCAGTGATGATGCCCGCAGACGATGAATTGATACGAATACACACAGAAGAAAACAATGACGCTGATTGATGTATTCGGGAATGTCGCCTAAAGGTAAAGGCCCTCTGCTTATAACGGAGTGATTTGGGTTCAAGTCCCAACATTCCTATTGCTTCCTTAGCAATCTGGTGAATGCAGCAAACTCATAATTTGCCTAAGGAGAGTTCGATCCTCTCAG